CGAAGCAATCGGATCACCCATTCCCCTGCAAACAATCTTCAACTTTGCAAGACGCAGTTTGCTTGCTGTCAGTGACTGCCCGTGTAGGTTGTGCCAAAGTTGGATTAATTCGCTTAGCTTCCGGCGATCCTCTTTTTCACCGAGCCAGGGCTTATCTTCGGTCTTCTTTCTTTCATAATCTTCATAAGCCTCGGCCTCACCTTTAGTGTTAAATTGCTTACGGATACGCTTTCCATCCCTACCGTTAGGGAATATCTGCGCAAGCCATTTGCCATTTTTTTGTTTAGTAACAGTCATAGTGAGAACCGAGGTAAATTACTTATTGTTCACAAAGGTTATTGCCAGCATCAAGAATTGGGCTGATGCTTTTCTTAACCCCTTTATAGTTTGGATCGTCAGCCCATACAGCATCTATGTCATAACCATCCATTTTCCCGGACTGGACTGCATCTTTTGCGTTGCCATTTACAGGATATCGGTCATCAGTATCAGTGTTATAAACGAAGATGAAACGTTTATTAATGCAGGACACCTTAGCTTTCTTAAAAGTAAGGGGCCAGTCTTCACCTAATTTTGATGAATCCAAATCTACAGATTTTTCGGCAGCATAAGATGCAGATGCCCCAATAAGGCATGCTATGGCAAGAAATAACTTTTTCATTCAATTCCTTAAACGTGTTTTTCCAGTGTAAATAATACCGCCCCAAATGGGGTAACGTCTGATGCACCACATTCAAACGAGACATTTGGATTGGTTAGTTTAATTTTCCCGCCGGGTAGGCGAGAGATATCATACACATCATAAGAGTCATCAATATTAACGAACCAGCGACCATTGGCGATGTTCTTAGCCTCTGTATTCACTAGCCATGAGTGGCCAACACCATCAATAAACACTAAGCAATCTTTATCGACTGCGGAAAGCGCCGGATCCATAAGCCAATTTCCTGCGTCATTCAGAACGCCTGACACTAATTTTTTCTTCGGAATACTTATTGATGATGTGACAACTTCGGGCTGACTATCGAACATCTCACCTTTACCAGTTGCTAACCATCTGAGAGACACGCCTGTGTCTAGCGCGCATGCAACAACTACATCTCCGGGGAAATATTCCCTGCGGATCCATGTGCTGATTGTGCCAGAAGAGATATCAAGTAAATCGCCCAGCTCCTTTTGCATGGTAAAGCCGTAGGCATCTAATAGGCGGCGTAAGACATGCTTGCCACCGTTAGCCATAACTTCTTCATAGGCATCCTTGCCTTTGAGCTGAGGCTTAGAATCACGCAAATTTGCATTTGCAAGATTGCCGGTAATCAGCCAATTGATATCCGCGCCAGTCTCTATGCAGCAGCGAACAACGATCGTGCCAGGTATTGTGTCACGCTGCACCCATCCGCTAACGCTGTGCTTAGCAATGCCCAATACATCAGCCAAATCCTTCTGCATTTTAACGCCGTATGCAGACATGATGCGTTCCAAAACCCCGCCAGACGCATCTATCTTCCAGCTACCGCCCTGTTCATCGGACATAAGAAAGCACCACCAGTATCTATAAAGTTATTTACAGGTAATTTTTAACGATCTATAGTGACGCTCATCGACCAAGATGCACATCACTGCACTATATTTTACTTAACCGGAGATAATGCGATATGAAAGATGCAAAAGCAACTTCAACGCATGAGCCTGAAAGCTCGCAAAAGCAATCAAGTCCTTTTACCGACTCACAAATCAATGCGCTTGTCTCAGCCTTACTGCCAAGCCTGCAAAAAATGATCGGCTCTGCAATGGCTGACGCCATGAGCGTTCGCGACTTTGCAGCAATGCGCGGCGTCAGTGAGCGCCTTGTCTGGCAGTGGCTTGACGAGGGCATACTGCTAAAGGCTCCAACCAAAGATTTCAACAATAAAAAAAGTGCTGAAAAACGCAGCAAAGTCCTTATCAACGTCAAAGCATGGCGCGACAAACTCACACAGCAGGCTGTCGATTGTCGCTATATCGATGCCCGCACTTCGCAATCTCTGAACTGAGTTTGATTATTTAAGTTGAGCAAGGGAATAGCCATGTTTGATTTTAAGACTTCCACCCATAACCACTATGACGACGCCTGCCGCAAGTTCGCACTTACGCACAACATGGCTGAGCTGGCGCAGCGTGCAGGCATGAAAGTGCAAACTTTGCGTAACAAGCTCAACCCGGATCAGGTGCATCAACTGACCGCTCCAGAAGTGCTGTTACTTACCGACCTGACCGAAGATGCCACGCTGATGGATGGGATGTTAGCGCAGCTGCAGTGCCTGCCATGCGTACCGGTTAATGAGCTGGCAAAAGATAAGTTTCCGTCCTACGTGCTGAAGGCTACCGCTGAAGTCGGAAGCATGGCCGCCAGCGCTGCAAACCCGGAGCGGATAACTGCAACATGCCGCCGCAGTATTATGGAAGCCGCAAATACCGGCATTCGCTGCATGATGCTGGCCGCACTGGCCGTGCAGACCCGCGTTCACTCTAACCCGACCTTAGCCTCAACCGTTGACGCTATCAGCGGGCTGAGTGCTTCGATTGGTATCAGCTGAGGGCGCACAATGATTTCATTTGCGGCACACCTCAAGCGCCAGAGTCCGTCAATGTCCTACGGCAATGGCTGGATCATGGGCGAGAACGGCAGGCGCTGGCATCCGGTATTAAGCCAGCAGGTACAGGTAAAAGAGCAAAGAGGTAAAGCATGGCTATCGAGGGCGATTCAATGCTGGTTGAGCTTTCTGCCGGGCAGAGGGTTTCGGCGCTGAATCACGTTGCCTTACTTCGCGCGCAGCTGATGGGCGGCAACTGTGAAAAAGATATGGCTCGTTTTTTCTCTGAAATGCGCGATGTGACAGACAGTAATTACCGGGATAACAAGCGCGCACTGAGCGCAATTCTTTTCCTGGCTAACATCGGTAAAGACAGGCACGACGCTGAATTTAGTGAACTGACTACTGATGAAAGAAAGGCGCTTATTTGTGCAATGAATCATTTAAAAGCAGTCGTGAGTTTATTTCCAAAGCGAATGACCCTTTCTAATTAATTAATACGATGCAAATAAATGGCGAATACCCGCCGGGCATTCTTTTGCCCAAATTCAGGAGAAAGTGAAATGCGAAATATAGAGACAAGAAAATTTGATGCCGACGTTGAGCAGCTTTCCGCAATCATCACATCTGCCCGTGCTGAAGAGCGCGCCGAGCGAGGCCTGCAGGTAGCTCGCCGCTTAACTGAGATTGCTATGCGTATTCAGCAAAAAGGGATGAGCGGTGTTGAAGCCGCCGAGCTGCTTCGTCAGGAAGCCGAGCGTTATCAGACCGAAGCGCAGGAGGCGATTCACTGATGGCCGACTCAATGGACATGGCGCAGGCTCGCGCCGAAGAGTTGCTGGCGCGCAACATCGCCAGCGTGGTTAATCGCCCGATCGGTGTCGCGGCTTCCTTCTGCGAAGACTGCGATGCGCCTATTCCTGAACAACGCCGCCGCGCCGTGCGTGGAGTGATTCGCTGTGTCAGCTGCCAGGACGTGGCCGAGCGTTATGCAAAAGTTTCTAAAGGCGGTGTAGCATGAGTGCAATTCATGATTTGAAAATCGGGCCTTTTTATTTTCAGGCAGTATTAAGCGGCAATAAAAAAGCTGAGTTTAGAAATAATGATCGCGATTTTAAGTGTGGCGACTATCTGCTTCTACGTGAATGGGAAGGAGAATATACAGGGCAAAAGTTATTAGTGGTTGTAACTCATATTTTGCCAGTTGAAAAACTGATTCCCGGTGCAGGAAGCTGGGCGGTTCTTTCTTTTGCAAATATTGATGAAAGTGACACATTCAAAATCTTAACGGCTAATTTCGGGGGTGCTGCATGAGCACTATTCTGAAGTGGGCGGGAAACAAGTCCCGCGTAATGCCGGAACTACTGACGCACCTGCCAGAAGGTAATCGCATGGTCGAGCCTTTTGCCGGTTCATGCGCTGTAATGATGAATACCGATTACCGGGCCTACCTTGTTGCGGATATAAACCCCGATCTCATTAACCTCTATCGCCAGATTAAAGAGCACACCCGTCCGTTTATCGTTATTGCGGCCAGCCTGTTTAATCAGAACGTGACTGGTGAGAGCTA